TGCGCCTGGAAATAAAAGACCGATAATAAGCTCACCTGAACCAACTATAATTGGCACTAAATCAATTCTAGAGGCTTTACTTAAAACTTTAAAGTCCTCAGAATTTTTAATTATTTTTTTATCAATAATAACATCATAATAAAAACCTTCTTTTTGAAGTTGAAGTATTCTTGCTAAGAAGCCCTCCCTATTACAGTCAATTGCTTTTAATACATCGGTAGACGATTTTAAATTAAATTTAAAATGTTCTTGGTACTCTTTTGCAAGAATTCCATGTATATAAACGTTTGTCATATTAAAGCCTTTATCCCTTCTAAGATATTTACATCTGAATCTGAATTTTGTGGCTCATAAATATTTATTTTTTGTGTGTTTAAACTAAAAATTAAAAATGGGAGACAACAATTCTCAGACATTTTTATATCAAATTCAGATTCCTCCTCGTCTCCTATGATATGACTGTGGTAAACAGCTATCATTTCATACTCTTCCTTAAACAATAAATAACTTAATGGATTAATATAAAAAAACTGAGCTGGGTCATCTGCTTCGTTTTTAGTTTCTTTAACTACAAATTGATTAGTTCCTGTGCAATAACCTAGAAAACCACATGTTTCGTTTCTAATATTTTTATTAGAAATGATTTTTATATGCTCTAAAGCTGCTTTTGCTGAGTTAAATAATTTCATTAATAGCCAAATCCATCAGTTCCTGGGAATCCTCCAAACCTAGGGTAGAAAAAACTAGGGTTAGATATCGTAATTTCATCATTACGAGTTACGCTAATATCTCCAGTGCCGAAAGTACCTGAGCCAGTTAACCAGTTATTTCCAGTGTGTATATCTTTCAAACCAGTTAAACCAGCTGATGGCTGTCCTGTTGACATATCCCACCATGCAACCAAATTATCTCCAGTAACGGCTTTAAAATCTCCAGTACACTCGTAATAATTTCTAGGTATAAAATCTACTGTATCTGGGGCTGGAGTAATTATACTTCTATATAGAAAATCTTTTTCTTTTTCTGTTAATGTTCTACTCCATAAAGCCCATGGTCCTATTGCACCGTTCATTGTTGGATGGAAACCAGATTCTGGTATTGAAGCCAATTTTACTGGCATCGCTCCTAACATGAAATGTTTTGGAACTTTATCATTATCATTTCTATAATCAAAATTTGTTGATAACCTAAAATTCATGAAGGGATAGGTTTCACTTGGTCCATTATTTCGTTTAATTACCTCAAATCTAGTTGGACTACTAGTATCAACATAGTCTGGATTACTGGTAGTTGGCTCGTTTGATATTAAAAAGAATGTCCACCCAGCGTCTAACTCTCCTAAATTATAATCTACCTTCTCTTCTGCATTAGGTTTAGTTAGATAATTAAATTGAAGTTGACCTTGGCTAGCTGGCAATCCGTCATTAGCCCTAGCTAAATTAAAAAAGTCATTTACTTTTGTATTAGATAAAGCTGCACTGTCCTCTCCTCTTGATGTGGTACTTAAGATTGCGCTCATTTGACTTGAGGCATCATTACCACTAACCCAACCTGCTACAGTAAATGCTCCAGCGAGTGATCCTGTAACTATTGGAGCTACAGAATAAAATAAACCAGCAGAACTACCATTACCATTCGTCCAATCGCCTTGAGATATAGACTTATTACCAGAAAATTTTATAGTGTTAAATCCTGTTGGCGTATCATTTAAGGTTTCTCGTACATAAGTAAACTGGTTATCTATATTAAATCTTTTCCTACAAGCTCCTAAACTTTTAGCGCAACCATCTTTCATCCAAAAACTTGGATTTAAATTAGGAAACTCACTATTGTTACCACTTACGCAAACATAAACAGTTTTATAAGGCTCTGTAGGCTCTGAGCCAATTCCAGCTTCAGGTCTATTACCAACAAAATCCAAAGGGGGCATTGCTCCAGCGTTGCCTGAAACCCAAACTATATCACCAGCTATATATGTTTTATTTTCATTCCATTCGGCATCAGAGCTATACCAAAAATCAACTGATGAGTTATCGGGTGGTCGATAAGTTGGTGTTACAACTCCACCTGTAACGTTAGTAAAAGCTTTCTCATCTTCAGTTTCTACGGGTAATCCAGCATATCTGCATCCTAAACCTCTATATTGCCACGAACAATACTTAGATACTATCGCTCTGTCATTAACATTAAATGATTCTAAATCTAAAGGGGAATTTAACTCTAACTCTACATAAACTTTAGATTCTACTACTTTTCTACCTACAAACCATGTTTCAGAAGAAATTTCTGCGCTTGGATTTGCGGCTCCCCAGGGATTACCTCCATCAAAATTAACGTCATCTAAGTTTCTAACAAAAACTTTCTTTCTTACTATTTTTGCATTTATAAAATCATTATATTTCTGCAATAAAGCTGTTACTAAAAAGTCTTTATTAGCTACTCGTAGTTTTGGTCTAGGTAGTCTCCTGTCTCCTAAAACCTCAAAACCCTCTGATTCTACAGCTATTGGAATATACTGATTACTTTGCCATGTTACAGTGTCAGAAAACAGAGAACCCCCATGAAAAAAAAGTTTTTCTTCTTTTTCTCGATTTGGGTCTTTTAATATTAGTTGAAAAAATTCCAGGACTGCCGTGGGCTGTAAATCCAGTAAATTTCTTGCTACTTCATTTTTTCCTTCTGCCGCCATATTTTCTTTTACACTTTTGCTAGTTATAATATAAAAAAGAAGTTGAATTTATATAATAAATAACTGTAAATTTATATATGGACACTAATGAAAAAATTATATTTGAGGTTGTAGGATGCGGAGAACAGACTAAAAACCTACTAGAAAAGGAGTTATATACCGTAAAAAGGATGAATTCAGCTACAGGATCGGTTATTCTTAAGCTAAAAGAAGTTGGGAACGATGAAAGCGAAGAATATTTTTTCTTCGAGCAAAAAGATGTGCTTTTTACATCAACCGATGTTTATTGTAATGGATTCCTGTCAGATGACAAAAAAACGGTTGGAACAATTCAACTTAAGTTTAAGCCTCGAGTATATTGTTGCCCATAAAATGTTTCAGTTAATAAAATCTGTTCTAAAATCTATAGAAATATACTTAACTTTAAAAAATAAAAAGTTTTATTATGACGTTTACAAACAATTTAAAGAAAGAGAGCAAAAGCTCGTGCAAGAAATTGAGAATCTTAGGATTAGTGGCGATACTCATAGCGCTGACAGGGCTGACCTCCTGCGAGACTACCTCGACACCGAGCGTAGGGAATTTGAACATATATCAACCTTCTACTCTAAGATTAGAGAAGATGAAAGCGATACAAACAATTGACGGTATTTACACACCACAAACTAATGAGATTTGGCATTCAGACGCTCGTTTTAGAAGATTAGAAAGGCAAATTTACTCCTCAAATAAATAAAATTGGTGTAATCTTAAAAAGAATCTTGAAAAAGATTACAAAACGTTCATAATACAATAACATGAAAAAACTAATACTTGGTCTTTTGACCTCATTGGGCATCGCTTACAGTGGTGCAAATTCATATGCTACTACACTTGCTGATAATATTGGCGTAAGTGGTGGTATATCAGTAAGTAACTTTACCACGGATAGAGGTTTAGCAACAAGGGAAGATTCTTTAGATTACTCTCTCTCTTTAACTGCTCCCCTAGCTGATGGTGATTTTTCTATTAGCGCAGGACTTGCAGACACCGATAATGATACAGATGGATCATTTTCTGTTTCTTATAGCAAGCCAATTGAAATCTTAGGGCAAAAACTAGGAGCAAAAGCAAGTTTCTCTGGAGTCGATTCTGTATTTGGGGATCGTGAAGAAGTTGCACTTGGTCTTACTTGTGGCTTTGGTTTGATTGATGCTTCAGCAGCAGTTTGGCATGAATTAGAAAATGAGTGGTTTGGAGTTGAGTTGGGAGCTTCTCGTTCTTTTATCACTCCAGTCAATGATTTACTAGTGACTCCATTTGTTACTGTTAATCTTGCTGATGAGTACACTGCATTAGAAGCTGGTTTAAAAGCTGGTTATCCTATTTCAGATCAATTGTCAATCACAGCAAAGTTGTCATACAACAACAATGATTTCGATAATTCAGCATTTAAAGTTGAAGATGAGTGGATTGTTGGTGCTGGACTTTCATTTGATTTTTAACATTATTTTTACTTTAAAATAAAACAAACTTTAAAAGCTCTCCGTAAGGAGAGCTTTTTTTGTGTAACTAATAGTTATATGGAACCAGAAAAGTCTATTTTGAAAGAGTTTCTAAACGGAGGATGGCTTGTGCCGCTTGTAGGAGCTGCCGCAATGTTTGCTCGACTTCTGTCGGGCGATAGTGGTTTGTCCGTTAAACAACAATTTAAAAGAATTTTAACAGCCGCAATAGCAGCAGGGATAGCATGGTTTGTTTTAGAACAAACTGATGTATCCTCTTTAACTAAAGCTATTGCTTATGGAATCATCGGAGTAGTAAGTCCTGAAGTGATTGGCGGTATAGTTAGGTTAGGTAAGAAATTTGAGAAGAATCCAGAAGACTTTATAAAAAAATGAGACCAAAATTTATAGTTTATTGTTTATCCGCCATCTGTTTAGTTTTTGGGTTGAGAGGATTTGAGTTAAATAAGGATATACAAAACACCCTTAAAGAAAATGCTCGTCAATCAGAATCATCAATTATGGAAATTGGTATGTGTTTTGATTGGTATGGCGTTATTATAGTTAACTCTGTCGTAAAAACTTCCCATGGATCTATAACTCCCGCTGAAATGGTAGATATTTTAAATGAAGAAAGAGTTTATAAAGATGAATATCTAGAGGGTTATAAAAAAGATATTACTCCTAATGAAGTGGAATATGCAGAGTTTGTTTTTGCACAAGAGAAGATAATAAATGCTTATGTTGATGAGTTGATCGATTGGGCAAGTAAAGGAGATATAGCAATGATAAAAGCTTCCATACCTCGAATGTACGATATGACTGACCCTACGATTGATGCAATTAATAACATTATGGATACAAAAATGTATTATAATGAAGAACAAGCTGAAGTTTTAAATAAAAAGATAGAAAGGTTCTCTGACTTTATTTGCACATTATTAGCTCTTTGTTTTGTTATGTCTGTATGTGCTTCATTCAGTAGAAAATGTACTTAAAATGAATTTTAAAGGAAAAAAACAAGTAGTAAAAGCTGTACAAAAACTTCTTGGCGTTTCTGCTGATGGGGCTGATGGACCCCTTACGTGGAATGCAATACTATCTGAACTATCTACAAAAAAAGATGTTATGAACGGTAAAGATATTCCCGAAAAAATGGTAACTTTAGCCAGAGAAGAAATAGGCGTATCAGAAGTTGATGGTAGTAATTGTGGACCAAGGGTAGATGTTTATAAAGCTGCTACTTGGTTAGATGCACATAAAGGTTGGCCCTGGTGTGCCGCTTTTATATGTTGGTTGATTCGTGAGGCTATAGAAGATGAAGAGATTGCATTTAAACGACCCAGAACTGCTGGAGCTTGGGATTTTGAGAACTGGGCCAAGCAAGAAACTTCAAATGGTATAGAGTTACGTAAGCCTACAAATGAAGATATTAAAGCTGGAGACATAGTTGTGTTTACTTTTTCTCATATTGGCATAGCTGTAAAAGACATAGACTCAAGCGGTTATGTCGTGACCATAGAAGGCAATACAAATGGCGCAGGAAGTCGTGAGGGCGGTTCAGTCTTAGAAAAGAAACGGCATGTTTCTAAAATAAGAAGCAGAATAAGAATTTCTTAATTTATTATTGAACAACGCGCCTTTTTAAGTACAATTAAAAGGTGTATAAAGAAAAAGACATAACTGTCCTCATAGAGAATATTTTAAATTACGTAAATGGGAAAACTATAATACACCCATTAGAAAAAGCTTTGGGAGCAAGTGACGACCCCCTTGACGCAAACAATAGATACGAAGTTTTCGATAGATTTATTTTTGATTGCGAAACAAAAGTTAAAATAATACAAAAAAGCGAATATAATATTTTTATTTGTGAGCTTGATGAACTCAGAGCCGTCATACATAATTATCCAGACATAAAACAATCTGAAGTGAAAAGAGTTTGTGATGAGCTGTTAGAAATGTCACCGAAACAAGTCCTTTTAAATTAATTAAAATAATTAAAAAGATGATTGATACAAACAATTACAAACCCTTACCAAATTGTTTAACTATTAGTGATAGTTTTATTCACGGCTTAGGTTTAATTTGTTCAAAAGATATTGATGCCGCTGTTTGTTTAGGAGTTACTCACGTATTTCAAGAAGAATCTAACACTTGGCTTAGGACTCCTTTAGGTGGATTTATCAATCACTCTGAACATCCTAATTGTTTTATTTTGAATATAGGTAAAGAAAGAATATTATATACTATAAAGCCAATAAAAAAAGCCCAAGAACTTTGTGTTTTCTATACACTGCAAGAAAATGAACCTAGTAAATGACATACCAGTAAGTCATGATAATTATACTAACGTAAATTGTATTATTGAGATTCCTAAAGGTACAAATACTAAATATGAATATAATGAAGAGTTAAATATTTTTGAATTAACTAGATGTTTGGTTTCATCGCTTCAGTATCCTATAAATTA